ACCAAAATTTCTTAGACTTTAACATCTGTCCGATAAGGTACTTTTGAAAAAACTTTTTCATAATTATTTATTTTTGATTATTAAATTAATATTTTCACCACCCAAATGTATTACTTCTTTGATTAATAAGTCCATAGCTAACGTAGAGTTATTAACAGCGTCCTGTTGGCTTCCTAGTCCTACTAGAATACAACCGCTTGTATCTTTAGGAAAGTTTCCTCTGTGGAATAATATCCAATCCCTATCAGGAACATCTTGAACTAGCAAATGAACATAGTCCCTAGAAGCTGATTCTCTTGGAAGTCTAAGTCTTACTTTGTAGTTACCTACAGGAATACAACTTATATTTTTTAGGTTGTTAAAGTAGGGTCTTTCTAGCGTATCACAAATTCTTTCCGAATTTATAAATAGTTCACCAATAGTTGATTCTTCTGAAAATGTATCTCTGATCAATAAGAGGTTTATCATTTTTTTTTATCAAACTTTATAAATTTGTAAACTGTAAAGGCTATGGCAAGAGTCAAAGAAACTAGAGTTAGAACTTGATTAGCTTGTCCTAAACTTAATCCTATGGCTGTGCTATTTGCTATTCCTACTTGAAGGCTGTCTTGCATTTGTTTTATTATTAGGCTTTTTATCCAAGTAGGATTTAAGCTTTGTTATATTAATTGTTTTTGTCTTGTAGTGTTTCTTCATTAATTCAAATTTCCTAAAACATTTCTTAAAGTAAATCTTGTACCTTGTTGTTGTGGTCTTTCAAGATTCATTCCGTTGTAAAACGCATTATTATCAGGATTGACATCACTACCCGTATTTGTTGAATATTCAGGGAATAGAGAAGTATTATTACATATATAATCTATCATTCTTTCTGTATAGTATTCTGCTGTGTTTCTTATTTCTTCTCTAAGATGCTGACTTTCCTCTGTACTTAAAGCTTGACCTGTTTCAGAGGTTTTACTATAGATGTTTCCGTTCTCCACCTTGAAACGTAAAAAAGGGATGCAATGATATAAAGCCCAATTTGGTAACATATCTCCTATGTAATCATCTAATAAAGTCTTGTAAGCCTCATTACCAACATTACCTACTGTTCCTGCCTTAATTAAATCTTTTAGCTTTTGATTTAAGTCTGTTCCTAGCTTAGTTTCTACATAAAGCTTTTGACTCTGACGTAAATACGGAAGCAATAAGTCAGTATCAACATTAAGATTGATTGCTGTTGAGTCCTTTAATTTAGCCTCTGATATAAATAGTACATAGCTCATAGTTATCTTGGTTTGTTATATCCGTTATTTTTCATTCTTTGCGGTGCTATCGCTACTAGCTTATCATTTTTTTCAGCAGTAAACCCCTCAGACCTAGCTTTAGTATATCCTATTAATTGACTACTTGATATTTTACTTTTAGCTCCTCTTAATGAAGTCTTATAGATTCTACGCAAGAAGTAATGTCTACATTCAGGACCTCCTTTAAAAAGAAATATGTTATACTTTTGTGTACCATCTATTCCAAATCCTTTATTTACTACTTGACTATTAGCATTTACTAAGTCTTCTTTTGTATATATTTTTTTAGCTGCTACCATATCTCTACAAAAATCCCTGCTTGTTCCTGATTTGTTAGTTAAGAAATTATCAGTAGCATAAACATATCTTACTTTGTAATAATCATTGTAAGACTTATTTACTCCATCTTGACTACTTCTCTTGTTTGGGGTAGCTTTAACTGACGAAGCAAGTTCTAAATTTTTGTCAGCTTCTTCATTTAATACTTGCTCAAAATCAAAATCATTATGCTCTCCATCTACTACTTCCTCATCTATTAATTCCCAATCTTCAGGCATATCTTCCCCAAATTCTTCAATCCACTTAGAAAGTTCCGTAGCTTCTGTATGTCCTTCACAAGCCATATAGACTTCCTTACCTTCATAATCGTGCGTATGATACCCTTCACACCCTAAAGTCTTTGCACTAGCTAAGGCTTCTTCTATAGTGTCAAATACAGGCTTTCCATCAATCATACCAACTTTAGCAAAGTCTTCTCTAACATCTACATCAACATCTAAAGGAGCATATCCCATTTCTTCTCTTATTTCGTCTGAAGTAAGAACTGCCGCAAGGTCTTGATTTGTGAACTTAACAGTTATTGGTTTAAGTTGTACGAACTGAACAGGCATATCCATATTGTTAACTTGGAATATTTTGTGTAATACTTTTAAGATTTGCCCTTGAAACGGCATTACCACAGTATTAAGATAAAAATTAGAAGCAGCGTTTAGCTCGTCTGCATTGCTTGAGAACCCATTAGCACTATCCAAGCCCATAAGTGTCTTAGAAGTTACCCTATGACCTGAGAGGATGTTGCTAGTAAGTAGTTCTTGAAGTGCCAGGTACTGCTTGTCTAAATCTGAAGGGCTTATTGAAGTTATTTCAGGTACTCTAGTCTTGTCATCTGAGAACGTCAATACAAATTTTCCTGCATTTGATGCTCCTGTGAATTTAGCCTCTAAGCTTTGTTCTATCTGTCTTCTTTCTTCTGCCGTTGGTATGCCATTCGCAAAGGATATCATAAAAGAGCCTGTAAATCCGTTGGAGATGTTATTTAAATGAAACTCAGAAACTTTAGAATCTATAAGACTCCAATTATTACAAGAAATGTAATCAGCTGTGTAATAGCTATTCATATTAGGACTGTAAAGCCCAGTGTATAAAATTTGATTAGGAGAAGTTCTATCGTTTACATTAAAAGCAGGAACTCTATAAGGCTTATTTGTTCTTGTATTTGCCCAATCACCTGAAACATAATAACCTCTAGTTTTTCCGAATTCGTCAGGACGTTCACAGCGAATTTTTTCTACCGGAATGTGATAGATTTCAGCTATCTGAGTCCTATCTTTTGACCAAACAATGTTAAGAGCAAATGCTCCTTGAAGTTTAAAATCAAATGATACCTTTTTCAAGACCTCGTGAAGAGTTTCATTGCCATTAGCATTATTCATAAAGTTCTGCAACTTTACTCTTGCTTCTTCATCTCTATCTTCTTCGTCTGTTATGACGATATCTTCAGCACTAATCATTTCTGCTGTAGCGTTCACAATTGCAGCCGTTATAGAACTAGAATAGTAAAGGTCAATTAAGAACTGAGGGTAAAGGTTTCTCCATTCGCCATTAGCGTCCCCATACTCTATCCAATCCTTACCTCGTACTTCCTGTACTAGAGGAGCTGTTGAAGTGCTTAAATCTACTGAAATTATTTTATCCATATTATAAGTTTGAAAGTCTTTCGTTTATATTTGAAGTTAGTGAAGAACTTTGAGAACTGAAAATTTGAACTTCATATATATCTCCACTAAAAGAATTTAAGTCTGTAGCTCTTACACCTATTGCATCAAAGTTTATTGTTCCTGCAACTGTTGGAGTTAAAGCCTGTTGAACACCATCAACCCATAAATTCCAAACATTTGAACCATCTCTTGTAATTACTAGGTTTCTAATTGAGTCCGACCACGTACCACTATCTAAACCAAGTACTACATATACACCATCCACTTTGACAACCATAGCAGAAGAAGAAGTGAATTTAAAGAACTCGTGCGAAAGTGTATTAGAACCTAAAATTACATTATTAAATGCATCAATCTGAGTTCTAATTCCAATAGATAAAGCTCCTATTAAACGTATTTCTTCAGATACTTCTAGTTGTAAATTTTGATTACTTGCAGGGTCAAATGAAAGTTTACCTGTTGATGACTCATAAGTAGGTCGTTCTGAATCTGTAGGCTGTAAAATATTTAAAGTTGTTCCTGACTTATCGTTATCCCATTGACTAACTCCACTTCCTGTAATCTCAACTCCTGATTTATTTTTATAGAATGTTTCTAATGAAGACTCATCTAAGGGACTCCAACCAACAAGACTTTTAATTGATACTAAACTTAACGCTTGCTTTAGTGCTAACATTATATTACTTGGTCATAGTAGCAAATAGCTAATCCACTTGTTAAAGTCAAAGTATTCACATTAAGAAATAAAGTCGTTCCTGCTGCGTAAGTAGTTAAAAGGCTCGCAACATCTGAGCCTGTAGCTGTTGTTACGTTAGAAGCCGTTAAAACAGTTACTACCGACTCTAAAGGAAAGTGAATACAATAATAGTCTTTACCTGTCATAGCACTTGTAGTTACTACATCACATCTATTTTTTCCTAGTTGCTCACTTAAGAGTTGTTGTACGTTTTCTATAGCCATAATTTTTTTTATTGTCCGTAATATATTGTATTAGTTCCTGTTGGTGATTCGTGTTCTGTATATTGTACTTGTGCGGTTCCTGATTTATCTGTTAAGTTTAATTTTCCTTTTGTAACTAATCCCTCTACTATACCGTTATCGTTTGCAATAGGTAAAACTACAGTTTCATTTACAGGAGTATTGTCTTTGTTTACATCAGCAGGATGTTCAATCCAAGTTACTTCGTAACATTCATATTTCCAATACCCTGAAGGTTTTAAGTCTATAAAAGATGTTAGGGTATCACTAACTCCATAGTAAAATAATACTTGAGTGTAGCGATTAAAGATAAGCCCATCAGAATAAGCGTAAAGAATACTTTCATCCATATCGTTACTAAACTTAAACAAATGTCTAAGTGCAGGCTGTCCTGCTACGTTATAAGTATTAGGAATAATTGTATTATTAATGCGATTATCCTTAGTAGAGATAAAAGTTTCAATATTGGTTTCTGTTATTGCTTGAATCATTATACTATATAATAGAAAAAGTCAGTTTTTATTTGGAAAAGAAAAAGGGTAACAATTAAGCTACCCTTTTAAGATTATAAGAAAACAGATAAGAAAATTAAGATAGAACTATAGTTCCGATTTCAAACCCTGCATTTGTGAAAGGTCCTGTTGCTGATGGGTAATCTTGCACCATTGGGAATGGATTTTGCTCCATTCCGTCAAATGTAAGCGTGTAACCTGAACGGTCTCCCCAACTTGCTCCAGAGTCCATAGTACCTGCATTTAATTGTAAGCCATTCTCAACACCTAAAGCAACAATAACGTCATTACCGTTTGCTAATGTAGCGTTTAATTGAGCAAATGCTACAACTTTCGTGCTTCCCAAGAGCTTGATTTGGTTTTGGTCTTCCTTACTTAAACGATTTAAAATTACGTTTAAAGTAGGAGTATAGTATATCGTTCCGTTCTCACGAGAACCGACAATTGTTTCGGTTACTGACGCTACCCCTAAAGGCATAGTGTATCTGTATAGAGTGTTTTGAGTTCCACCTACTAACATATCTATATCAGTAACTTCTGAATCTACTACTACTATTCCTGTTGTTTCTATTGGTGCTTCAAATTGGTCGTAAACTCCGAAATAAACATACTTTACTCCTCCACTGATTCTATTACAGTCAAGTCCCCTACCTTTCGTTAGTGCTGTACAAGCCATTGTGTTTTTTTTATTAGGTTAAGGGAGGAGAGGTTTTACCCCCTCCTTCCGTATTATTTATTTATTATGACTGTCTTACGATATCAGCTCCTGTACCTGTTTGTACACCTGCTGAGTAACGAGCAACCATTCTGATATTATCTGAACCATCCAAAGTAGCCATATCCATCAAATTGATACGAGTAGCATCACTTAAAAGATCCGTCCCAAAGAACATATTTGATTTTTCAGCTACTACCATTTGATTTTCTTCCATTCCGTTACATACAGCTAATTTGTACCCTTCAAACATTGGAACGTAATCTCCATTCATATTGTAAGCGTTTACATATCCTAAAGTAGATACTGCACTAATGTAGTATTGGTAAGTTCTTTGACTCATATAGATATGTAAGTCTTCTTTTCCTAAAGTTGTTGTAGGAATTGCAGCTACTGCTGACTGTAAGTTAGCAATAATATTTCCTGCTGAATAAGGTACTGCTGCTGCACCATCTTGAACAACTGTTCCATCAGGTCCTGGTAATAAAAGCCCTGTTACTGCTCCTAAGAAGCCATTGAATTGTCCTGCTACATTAGTTCCACTCCATATAGAGTTCTCAGTTGCTTGTGCGATAATTTCTCCCATATAAGAGATAACGTAATCATCAAAAGATGCAGGTGGTGGTGCTCCTGCTCCTGCTCTCATTTGTAAAGCCTCCCAAGAAGATAAAAGAGTCTCCTTACAAATGTCCATATTTACTTGAAGATTTTTAGGCTCTAATACTTTTTCAGTTAAAGCTAAAGTTCCTGCTGCTGTAAAGTCGCAAGTTGCGTCTACTACAGAATTTACTGTTTGATTAAGAGCTTGGATGTTGCTCTTAAATTTAATGTTTTCTATCATTGTTAGATAGTCTAACGAGTTTGATGCTTTTAAAGCTGCGGAAATGTAGAATCCTGCTGCCTTCCCTGCAAAGTTTGAAGCTACTGTAATTGCCATAGTTTTTGTTTTTTAGTTTATATTATTTATTAATTATGTAAGTTGTATAAGAACTTTTCTTGTTTTGTCATTCTTCTGAAATCTTGTGCAGTTGGTGTTGCTCTTTCTGAACTAAATTTATTTGTATCTAAAGGTGCTGATGCAGGTGCTTCTGCTAGCTCAGTTTTTAGTTTATCATTTTCAGCTTTTAACTTTGTTAATTCATCTTCTGCTGAGAACTCAACTACTTCTGTAGTCTTAATAGATTTTGGATTAGTAGAAGGTGCAACAACTTCTTCAGCCATTTCTTCAACCTCATCA